GCGATCTCTTCAATCGTCAGGCCGCACTCGGGGGCGGGGACAATGATGGCAACGCCATCGTCGGTGGGGTAAATGATTCGTTGGTTCATAAAAGCTCCTTTTGGTTAGCGGAATACTGAAACCCCAACAAATGGACAGTCAGCTACGCCGCCGTTTTGAAATAAAACACCTGTTCTGACTGCTGATGTTGAACTAAATGAGGCGCTTACAACTCGCATGCCACCCGTAACAGCGCCAACAGTTTCAACTGCGCTACCTGCAACTGTTCCATTAGTATCAGGCATAGCAGTCGTCAGGTTCACCGTGTAATCGCCTGTGTTGTTATCGGTTATCGAACTCACATTCCCAGACGCCCGAATCGCCACGGTTCCCGTGCCGTTGAAGTTCACCCATGCCCGACAGCCGTAAGCAGCGCCCACTGAGCCATACCCCGAGTTGAACGCAAACACCCCCGCAGAGGTGAAGCTGGCGACATCAGTGACAGAGCCGGAGTTGCCGTTACCCAGCCGCACCGTTCCGTCAGGGCTGGCGGGCTGATACAGCGTGAAGTTGTTGGTGGCTGTGACCGACTGGCCTACCTGCACGTTGTTTGTTTTTAGAGTGCTCACGCTGTCCCCTTCGGGTACTTGTCTTTCACCACTTGAATCGCGGCCTTCCATGCGTCCATGCCGCCGTGGTACAGCAGGTCAAGCTGGTCAGGAATGGACGGGTACTCTGCGGCGCGTTGGGCCTTGTAGGCGTTGGCGGCAATGTTAGCTTGAATATCTATCCATTGAGAGTCAAGTTCTTCTTTGGTTGGTTTTGGCAACTCATCTAGCCAATTTAAACCATCATAAAAATCGCCATTTAATATCCATTTTTTTCCAACATAATTTTTTGAAAGAATTAATGTGTAATCAATCATGCTGCTATCTCCATTAAAATAATGGATGACATTGCTCTTGCGCTATATTGTTCAGTATTGTTTGCATCAGCAATACTTCTATTAAAACAAGTTGTTCCTGCACCTTCTGAATAAGCATCAAAAGAATATGCAGTTGATGATGTTGTGGATGGAGAATCTAAAAAAGATATATTTAAACCATCAGAATGGTTGGAGTCGCTATTAAACCCTGAAACATTTGCTGTCGTTGCCGATGGTCTTGATCCAACAGAGTCACCTACCGCCCCTGATATTACTGAACCGCCTCTTGTAAGTCTTATGTTAACTCCATTAATGTTATGGACTTTTCCAAGTTGTACTAACATTAATATTTTGCTAGAACTAGAAGTTGGCGTAATGCTTGCCGATAAAAAAGAACTCATGCTAGTCCAAGTCTTGGCCACGCTATAAGTTGTTGTAGCTGTTTGTGTTGATTGCACAACTTGCAACACCGTCCCCGCAGTGCTTGTGGTCAAGACTGTCCCCGTCACCGCAGGCAACGTCAGCGTCAGGTTACTCGCCGTACTCGGCTCTTGCAGAGTGACGCTGCCGCCGCCGGAGGAGTTGAGTTTCAGGCTCATGCTGCGCCCTTGAGTAAAACAATTTCCGCTTGCAGTTGAGCCACGATTTCTTCCATAGTTGGCGTTTTCACAATAGCGGCTTGTTCTGCGTCCCAGGCAGCTTTTTGTGCTTGTGCAGCTGCAATTTCAGCCGCTGACAAATCCACAAAGGTCTGCACACCTGTCTGCACATTGACTTCGATTCGGTGCATGGTTATTCCCAAAGGATGTTGATTGAGCCAGCGTCGAACGTGTCGGTGCCGTTGACTGTGGTGATTCGAACTCGGTCAAGGGTGCCTGAAAGAGTTTTGGAGCCCGCACCGGGAAGTTGGTACGCCCTAGAACTCCAGCCAAGTAATGAATTAAAAGTCCATATCCCAGTCGAAGAATTAAGTAAATTTAGGGTTAATGAACCATGCAAAACATCTGTTGCGCCGTCATTATATATGCCGAACCCTGTTGTTAAATTAGCACTTGGATTTTGTCCATAGCCGTAAGAACCTAAATAGCCAGTAGTTTGGAAACCACCTGATGTGCCAATTTGTATTTGTATAACACTTGAACCGTTAGTAGAAACGCCGCTAAACATCACCGTCACCCGCTTCACCCAGCTTGGGATGCTCGTGAAGTCGATGCTGGTGCCAGAGGTGGAGGCGACAACGGTGCCGGAAACTAGAGGGTACAAATTAGTCGTAACCCCACTAGCTTGAACTGCGCCGCTGAATGTGCCGGTCGTGCCAATTACCGGCCCCGTAGACTCAAGGTCTGGCGTGGTGATCCCGTTGGTTCCGTCAATAGTTACAGCCATTTAAGTCACCGTCCAAACAGAGCCAGAAGAAACTGTCACCGTGATACCCGAGGACACCGTTACAGGCCCAGCGCTCAAGCCATTGTCACCAGAAGCAATCGTGTAATCAGCCGCAATCGCCTGCGTATTCACAAAAATGCCGTTGCTGGCGCGGGGCACCGTAGCGCTCAACTCACCCGTGCTGGGCTTATAGAGCAGCTTGGCGTTGCTGGTATAAATCGTACTGGGCGTGCCAGAAGTTGCCGCAGCGAACAGCGGATAGACGTTGGTGGCTGTACTGGTGTCGTTAGAGATCGATGCGCCAGCAACAACTGGTGCCCAGGAAGTGTTCGTGCCGTCTGTCGTCAGGTACTCGCCTGAATTGCCCGTTTGACTAGGCGCAAGTGCATTAAATGCAGTATTCGCAGTCGTTTGACCCGTGCCACCATTGGCAATCGGCAGCGTGCCCGTCACTTGGGTGGTCAGATCCACACCAGAAAGTGTGCCACCTAGTGTCAGGTTGCCCGACGAGGTGACCGTGCCCGACAGGCTAATGCCGTTGACCGTGCCCGTACCGCCCACGCTCGTGACCGTACCCACATACTGATCGTTTGAGGTGATCGTAAAGTTGGGGTAGGTGCCCGTGACAGCCGTCGTGCCCGCACCCGTCAACGCCACCGTCTGATCCGGTGCGCTGTTGGTGATCGTGAAACTGGGATACGTCCCGCTTGTGCTGATGCCGGTGCCAGCAGTGAGCACCACGGTCTGATCGGGAGCCGAGTTTGTAATGGTGAAACTGGGATACGTCCCGCTGGTGTTAATCCCCGTACCAGCCGTCAGGCTCACCGTTTGATCCGGGGCACTGTTCGTAATCACACCTGTCGCGCTGCTGTAACTGATCCCAGTCCCAGCGCTAACCGAGGCCCGCGCCCTTGTGTCGGTGTAGTAGAGGTTTGTACCCTCGTTGATGTTGGTCGTCGTCAGACTAACCGCACCCGTTTGCCCGTTGACCGAGGTCACCAAGTTCGACTGGTCGATCTTTTGCCAGACCGTGCCGTTGAACATCAACCAGTCGCCAATTTGCCAGTCGGTAATGCCGTCCAGGTTGGTCGAGCCTGCCGTGGCCACAATGTAGTAGTAGCCGTTCACGCCCACGCCAGAGGCCAGCGTCGGGGTGTTGGTGCTAGCGTTCCAGGTGCCTTGGTACGACAGGCCACCAGCCACAGAGGCCCACGACACCATCGTGCCGTTGGTGGTCAGGAACTTACCCGCGTTGCCCGTCTGGCTGGGGTAGATGTTATTGATCTGGGTCTGGAGCGAGGCCAGCGCGTCAATCACCGTCTGGCTCGTACCACCACCGTTCGTGATGACCTTGATCTTCTCAGCGACATCAGGGGCAATCACCTCGCCCACGTTGATCGTGCGCCCCGAAGACAGGCTAATGATCAGCGAACCGTCAAAGTCAATATGCGCGTCGGTGACCGATACGCCATTCTCGCCATCGCGCCCGTCCTTACCATCTAGCCCGTTGGCCCCCCGTGGCCCAGTCGCACCAGGAGAGCCGTCCCGACCTGCGCGGCCATCCTTACCATTGGTGCCGTCGCGTCCATCCTGGCCATCCTTGATGCTGGCCACCCGCTTCTCAATGGCTTTGCCCGTCTCGTCATATCGAGACTTAATATCAGCCTCAATCTTCTTGAGCGCCTGCACCACCATCTGGACGTTCTCGCCAATGCGCTGCTTTTGCACCGCACGAGCGTTGCCCATCGTCGTCTTGATCGATTCGAGGATAGCCTTTTGCTGCTCCTCAGTCATCCCCTTGAGGATTAGCTGCTTGGCAAGGCTTTCAACGTCCATTGTTCAACTCCTTGGTCAGCTGATCCAAGAAGTCGTCTTCCATCCCTGAAACCTTGTTTTGCTTCTCAGCCATCTGAAGCTCCACAATCTTGGACTTGTTCTTGATGTCCGCTTCCTTGAGCATCAACTCAGCAATCTTCACCCGCTTGCTGAACTCATCCGATTCGCCGCCAGCCGGTAGATTCTTCGTCGCCGAGGCCAGCACCTTGGCCTGCATCTCCTGGGGCATCAGCTGCGTCTCGGTCATCAGCTTGGCAGCTTCTGCCCGATTCTGCTCTGCCTGCGTCGTCTGCACCGCAATCTGAGCCTGCGCCGACTGCATAGCCAACTGCTGCTGCATCTGTTGGAGTTGCTGGGCCTCAGGATTGGGCTGGCTCATCTGGTCAAGCGCTGCGATCAACTCGTAGCGGTTGCTCAAAGAGCTATTCGTCAGAATGCCCTTCAAGATCAGCGGCAACACCGGCGTATTCGGCCCCAGCGTCTGCAAGAGACCAATGAACTGCTGCTGCTCGTACTCGCGGGCAATGATGCCCAGCGTGGCCGTCGGAATGAACTTCATATCCACCGACGGATACCGCTCGGGGTCGAACTGCATATAGCGGAAAGTCGCCTTCTGGATGAATGGGATCAGGAAGTCTTCTTGGAAGTTCACCAGCGTGCGCTTGTACTTCTTGATGATCGAGGCCACAGCCATCGACATCCCGCCACCATCTCGCGCCCCCTGGCTAACCATCCCCTGGCTGTCGAGCGTGCCCGTCGATTGCAGCAGCATCCGCTCAAAGTCCTTGGCCGTAGCCAAGTTCGCACCATCCGTATTGCCGAACTTGAACGGGAACAAAATTTCGTTGGGATTGCCGTTCGTGAGAATCGCCTTGCCAGGCTTGACCTCAAACTTCGCACCGCGCGGTAGGCGCGTGGCATCCATCGCCATCATGGGCGCGGTGGTCAGCGCCAGCGAGTCCAGGTGACTACGCACCTCGGCGTCGATGGCCTTCTGCATATTGTATGCTTTTTCCACCGTACCCCGACCCAGCAGGCGGTTGGGAACCGTGTCATCTTGATAGGCCAGCACGGGCCTATCCTTCATCATGTACGGGTTCTCTTCAGCCTTGAGCAGCAGCCCCGTATTGGCGATCACAACAATGGCTTCCACCATGTTGGAGTACTCATCGGCCACCGAATCATCAGGGAAAAGGTCTTCGACCTCGTTTTCTTCCGCTGCCTTCAAGTATTCCCGAGGCACCAGGCCGTAGTACGTCAGCAAACGCACCTTGTCGTCTTGAAACTGCGTGACTTCCTGCGTGGGTTCGAGGTCAGTATCCTCGCCGTCGGGCTGGATGTTGACCTTGCGGTAGATCCCGCGCTCCATACCCTCGACAATCTTGTGGATCGAGACATATTTCTCAATCGCCACACCCATGCACTCGTCAATGCTCGTGCCGTTGGGGTCAAACAAGAAGTTTTTCGGGTTGACCGGCACAATCTTGACCGCCACCCGGTCTTTTTCCACCACACCAATGGCAGCTTGCCCCGGCTGGCCAGGAATCGGCTGCGTAGAAGGCTCGTAAATCTTCTCGGTCTTGACAATAATCTCGCCAATGCCAGTGCCGTAGATTTCAGCCATCAATTCGATCTGATCGATGGCTTTTCTGATCTTGTCCTGCTTGAAATCCTCCATCAGTTGAGCTTTGATAATCTCAACGTCCAGAGGATTGCCGTTCACATCCTTGATGTCGTCTTCAATATCAAAAAACTCGCCCTGACCGAAGATCGCTTCCATGATCTCCGCGTGGCGAGTCTCAACCGCTTGCTGCGTTGCGGGAGTAACAATCTTAGAGCGCTCCGAATCGCGCATCTTGTCCTCCGAGGCCCACTGGCCACGAAAGATCCGCTCGTATTCCAGATAAGCCGAGAGAAAGTTCGTGTCGCGCCAGTCACGCCACCGATCACAATGGTCGGTGACGAATGCCAGCAGCTCTTTGTCGCCTTCTGTGGGCTCGTAAAATTCCATATTCAACCTCTTAGGCGGTCGGGTTAAATACCCGAAATGACATCAAGCGGTTGCCACTCATCCTCTTCGTTTTGCTCAAAGTAAGATGTGACCGCCAATTGGTCTATATATGATAAAGCATCTGGCAGGTCGTCATGGACGCCCTGCGCCGGGAACATCAGCAACTGATCCGTGAAGGTAGCCCAGTCTTCTTCCCTGTTTAGCACGATTCTGCCATGTTCGAAGCGTCCTTGCAACGCCCAAATGATCCGATCTGCCTTCTTTCGGTTGCCGTGCGTCAAATCCGCAATATGGCCGTAAACCCCATTTTTTCGCATCAGGTCACTTAAATACGGCAGCACCGCATTTTTTAGCGCCCCCCGCTCAATCCCAATCGACAGCGGACGGTAGTCGCGCATCTTCATCAAAATTTTAGCCGCCGTCTCCCGAATATCCCAGCGCCCGTGCTCAATCTCCTTGACCCACCACTTCCCATCATCCGTTACCTTCACCACCGCAATGGCCGACTCATCGAGCCGCTTCTTGGAATTAGCCGCCTGCTTGGCCACCTCCTCAAAACCCGCCAGATCAACCGCAACAAAGTAGCTGCCGTGCTGGGGTTCCTCGCCGTACTTGATCCACTCCTCCTTAAACACATCCGACCCGGCATTGTCAAAGCTCGCCAGGTATTCCTGCTTGAAGGCAAATGAGGAGAGCGTCTTTTTCGCGCTCTCAATCTCCGTGGGATCAATCAGCGGGTTGTCTTTAGTCGTAAAGTGCCAGCTCTTCCAGTCCGAATCCGTCTCATTCTGCCCCAGCTTGTAAAGATCATAGAACCAATTCCTACCCTTGGGCGTCCCGATAAAGATCGCCCGACCCTTTTTGTCTGAAAGTGACGCCCGAATCACCTGCTCCCAGGCTTCGGGCTTAATGTCCGCCACCTCGTCGAGCACCGCATACGTCAGGCTCACCCCCCGCAGCGTATCGGGCCGGTCAGCCCCGCGCACATAAATCTTCGCACCATTGATCATGGTGATGTCCATCTGGTTCACATGACTGTTGGCGATCACCTCCCGCCCAATCTCCATCAACACATCCCAAATAATCTGCCGCGCCTGCCCGTTGGTGGGCGCCACATACAACACCGCACTGCCCGGGGGGCACTTGAGCGCCTCAATGATCAACGTCGTAGCGGCGAGCCTGGACTTGCCGCACCGGCGTCCAGCAGCCACCACCTTAAAGCGCGTCGGGTCTTTGAAAACCTCTTGCTGCCAGGGGAGGAGGCTAAAGTTGAGGTCGCTCATATTACGCACCCTTCGTGATGGATTCGTTTAGCGGCCAAATATGCTTGATGTGCTTCTTGTTCGGTTGCAAAAGTTCCCAATGAAAGTTCGCGCCCATCCACCACTATGCGTGCGCGATATGGACGAGCCAAGCAAGTTCCTCGGTTTGAGTGACTGACCCCAAGAAGTCTTGAAGATTTTCTATTTTTACGGGCGCGCTGTAGATTTTGCAAATTTACAGACTGAGCAACATCACGCAAATTTTCTATTCGATTGTCTGTTTTCACTCCGTTGATGTGGTCAATATTTTTTTTCGGCATGACTCCATGAACATACAACCATGCCAATCGATGCGCTAGGTAAATTTTTCCGTCGATCATGATTTGGATGTATCCATCGGGCCTCTGAACCCCAGTAATAGACCCCGCCAAATATTTGCGCTTTGGATGATTTTTTATGCGAGTAAACACACCAGTTTCTGGGCTGTAGCTCACATTGTTTCGCAAAATTTCTACACTAAGTTCTCGTCTCATGAGTTCTCCTGTTCACTATTCTTTATAGTGTAACTGGCATCCTCTACTGCGTCAATAACTATCGGTTGTTCTGTAGCCCCTCCAATCCCTGTGATTGTGATATTGACGGCGCTTCGGGCGCCTTTCTCTTTATCAAACAGACTGGTTGGTAGCGTTCGGTCCATGCACATCTTCAAGGCCGTCATCTGGCCAGGGTGCGCGTCGTCCATCGCAATATCCAGGACTTTCTGTACGACCGTCTTGCCGCCAGATTTAAGCAGCAACTCTTTGAGTTCCTTCAGACGCATCGTATCCGTCTTTGGAAGCGTTCTTGGCAAATTCACTTTTATCCTTTCGGGGAAGTTTCCATATTCTACTTTTTCTTACGGCTAAGACCTAGTGGTTTGCCCATTTTGCTTTTTCAGTATGGGGGAGGCACCGTCAAATTTACACAGACAGCCAGACCCCCTCCCCCCCTAGTATGTTAGTGAGTGCTCACTAACCCAAGGCGAAGTGAGTGCTAGCTAACATGGTCAGCGGGTACGATAGCTTTAAGCGATCGATCATGCGGGCTCGATAGCGCAGGGGCTGGCGGACTAGGGGCGGTCGCGCTGGTGACAGCTTACGCGAAACTTACAGCGCGGGGGCATGGAGACGCGCGGGTCCATTCTGATACCACTTGGCTAAATTGTGACTGACCAGTCTACATTGTGACCAGTCAGTCACTATAAGAGCCCAAACCCTTACATTAGTACTTTAGTGGGGGGTCATGTGGCCACTTGGCCAGCAAATTTCAGTCGCTGCCAAAACGTCGGCGGTTGTCGGCGCCGTGGGTCAAATTCTGGGGGTATATATATATTATTATTCTTTAGTAAAGTAAGATAAATAAATGACCATGTGGCCACAACCCGCGCCAACCCGCGCCAATGCTCGATCTTGCATGGTCAATCGCGCGGCCATGTCGGGCCATGTCCTGGCCACAATTCTATACCCCAAAAGTGTTCATAGGGTTTTGGAGGGGTCTTGTAAATCAACGACTTACGAGCGCTGGCACGATTCTTCCACGCTATAAGGGTAAGAGGACCGAATTTTCGCCCTCTTAACTTTCAGTAAAGGACACTACAGTGAGACAGTACGAATTCGAGATCACCCATCGCACGCGTTGCAATGTCGAGCGTGCCCGCGCCACGGCCCGCACGCCAGAGATCGCCCGCTGGCACATTGTGGATTGCTACGGGGACCAATTCGACGTTGCCGATCTGTTCTGCGACGTTAACCCGGCTCACAGCATCTTGGGCGAGATCGATTGCACCGGCTGCGAAGCCATCGCCCAATGGCCGCAATACTACCTGGAGGCTTGAACTATGCGCGACACCCTCCACGCCCTAATCGTCGCCGCCATCCTGGCGCTGCCTTTTGTTCTGTACTTCTGGAGCATGAAACCATGAAAATTGCATCTTGGGTCATTATCAACAAGGCCACACGCGTAGCCGTGTTTGAGACGTTTAACGAAAACACGGCCAAAGCCGTTAACACGCGCCTCTATGAAGCTATCCCGATCCTGGAATACCTGCAGCAACTCAATCGGAGCCTGAAATCATGAACGACACCATCCTACACCTGACCAACACCATCGACGTGCGCGACATCATCTCGCGCATTGAAGAGCTTGAGATTGAGAATGACGATCAAGCATTGAGCGAAGATGAAAGCCTTGAATTGATGGCTTTGCTTGAGATCATGCAAGACCTAAAGGGAGGCGGCGGCGACGAACAGTGGCGCGGCGACTGGTACCCGCTGACCCTGATCCGCGACCACTATTTCACCGAATACGCGCAAGAACTGGTGCACGACTGCTACGACCTGAAGGGGGTCCCCAACTTCGTGCATATCGATTGGGAGGCTACCGCCCGCGAGATGCGAATGGACTACTCACAGACCACCATCGACGGCCTCACCTATCTTTACCGCTGAAAGGACAAGACAATGAATTACACTGAACAAGAACGCGCCGCTTACATGGCTGGCGACTACAAAACCGCCGATGCGTATGACCGCCTGGAGCGCCTAGAGACGGCTATCTATCGCCTGATGCACGCGGTAGGCAATACCGACGACCAGGACACCCTTGAGGCCCTGGACAACCTGCGCGAGGTGATTCAATGAAAACCTACACTGTCAACCCTTGGGGTTTTGATATTGAAGTGACCGCCGATCTTGACCCAGGGGAGCCCATGACATGGGACCACCCTGGCCATGAGCCCTACGCGATTGTGGAGAGCGCCAGCATAGGGGGCGTTGATGTTTACGCCATGCTGGACAATGAGCAACTCGCCCGGTTGGAAGAGCACGTCCTACGCGCAGTAGGGCTCAGATGATATACGCCCTCTTAGCCCTCGCCCTTCGGGTTATACTTGGGCGGCGCAGTTGACATTTTCGGGCCCTTCGGGGCCCGTTTTCTTTTGACGAAGTCCCGCAGGGGCAGGCCCGGACGATAACCCAGCGCCCAAAGCTCGCGATAGATTTCGATCATTTCGCGCACGCCCTGGCGCATGCTGCCCGAGCCCGCGATCCGCAGGACCTCGCCCGAGCCGTCGTCAATCCCGAGGGTCATCCACTTGGTCATGCGACGACTCTCCGCAGGTCCGAATCGCTCGACTCGCGCAGTTCCGGCGCGCAAAACACCTGCTTCTTGTTCATGTGCTCCCGGGACTTAATCCGGCCTCGGTCAATCCATCCGGCTTCCTTCAGGGCATGGAACAGGGCAGGTGGGGGAACCTTCACGCCGGGGGGCATGTGGGCCTGTAGGCGGTCGCAAAGCGCATGAAAGGGGGCACCGATAACACCGGGGGCGAAGTCACCCTGGCGGCGCTGGATCATATCCACAATGATGGCCTCGGCGGTGCTCATGCCATGCTCTACCATGATGGCCTTGGCCTCGGTCATGGGTGGGGCTGCGTTCGGGTTCCACGCGGACACGTCGCGGGTGTGCAAGTAAGCCGCCACGGCCTCAAACCCGCCTCGATGTTCGTACCAGTTCCACAGTGCCACGGCCTCGGCCTCGGGTAGGACGTCGGCCTCGGCCCATAGGCAAAACCAGCGCCTGTCCTGAGTTGGGATTGAGATGGCTGCGCGCTCGTTCGAGAATGCCACCACGAAGACCCGGTTTAGGGCCATGTAGGGGTGCAGGCCCTTGCGGTTGACGGGGAGCAGTTCAGGGGGCGCGGCGATGATGGGTTTAAGTTGGTTTTCCAGGGCGCGGCGGTCCTTGGCTTCAGTTTGGCGAAGCTCTTGGATTTCCATCACTTCGCATTCGAGCGAGTAACCCCATTGGCCCATGAGATCTTCGTTCTTGACGACCGCACAGTTGGTTTTGGTTTTGCCGCCAATAGCCCAGAAAAACGGGGCGAATAATGTGTCTTTTCCGGACCCGTGATTGCCGCCCATTAGGACGGCGTGATTGATCTTATGGCCGGGGAACTGGACCTTATGGGCCAGGGCGTTTAGTAGGTGATTGCGCTCGAAGTCAATGGGGACCATGCGCTCGACATGGCGCAGCCAGACGCTGACATCGCCCGCCTTGGGTTGCGGTCGGGCGTTGCGCCAGCGGTTGCCGTATAGATGGCCGTCGCGGGTAACGAGTACATCCTGACCGGCGGCGTAGGTGATGCCCACCAGTACCTTCGCGCCTTTGGCTTGGCGCTGCTCGTCAAAACTGATCGAGGGTTCGATCTTGCGGGCGTTGTGAATCGACTTGCAGCCGATGTGCCGGAATAGGGCGTTGAAGGTGCTTCTGCTTAGCTCCCTTCGGTCCTGAAGATCGAAATACGCTTCGTCGTCCTGGACGTAGGCGAAGCGGTCCCACCATTCGGATTTCTCCAGGCGGGCTAATTCTTTGCGCTCGGTTTCGGCTTCGATCGCTGCGGCCTCGTCGGGGTACTCTGGCGTCGGGGCCAGTTTAGCCAGGGCCGAGTCCATCGCCGAGACGAGTAACTCATCGCGCAGGCCAGGGGTATGCTTGGGGCCACCATTGTCGGCCACCCATTGCAGGAACACGCTCGAACCGATCTCGGTGCAATGGCCGTGATAGCAGCAATAGGCGCGATTGAGGGGCATATAGCGCCCTTCGACGTTGCCGTCGGTATGGTTGGCGCTGTTAGGACACACGACGCCCGCCCAGCCTTCGTGATTCGGCGGGGACAGCAGCACGCCCTGCGCGGACAGCCACGCGAGCACGTCGTCCTGGCCGGTGTCGTCCATGCGGATCGGGCGCAGCACGTCAGTCTGCTCAGGAAAGGGCGTCACGCCCAGGGCGGCGCAAATCTCGTCCAGGGTGTATTCGCGGGCTGGCGTGAATTCCACCAGCACGGCCTCGAAGCCGTTCATGCCCGGTTTGTTGTTGACCGAACCCGGCAGACGGAAATTTCGCACGGCGTTACTCGCGCCTGGGTCGGTGTAGCCTGCCTCGGCGATGGCCAGCATCGCGCCCACGAACGCGCCTTTGGATGGCTGCTCGGAAAAGGCGTAACCCCATTGGAAGTTACCCGGCGAGGTTTCGATCTTCCACGTCGGCGCTAGCGGCGGCGTCTTGGCCTTGGTTCCAATGTCGTCGAGCATCATCACGAGGATGTACTCACAATTGGCCTTCGAGGCGCTAGGCACGCCATCCTTGAATCGGTCAACGATGAAGCTGGCGGTGTTGCCAAACCATGCGCCCTTGCCCTTGGGTTTGAGATAGGCAGGCCACGTCGCCTTGGGTTTGCCGTCGGCGTAGGTGCCGCCGGTAAGTTTTTGCTGCACGAACAGCGCGGTTTCCCCAGGAGGGGCCAAGCTGATGAGGAAGTCAGTGAAATTCATTTGCCGTATCGCTCCATTGTTTTCACGCCCGCATTCAGGGGCAGATCGCTCGCCCATGCAGGCGGCGTACACATCACACGTTTTAAATTTTCAGCGGCGTTGGGATCGTCTGTTTCGAGCACTATCTCGTCGTGGACATGGAGCACCACATCATCGAGTTGGCGTAGCGCGTAACGCAACAGATCGTTAGCGGTGGCCTGGGTGATATTTTCACACGCCAGACCTTTCCATAGCCGCGCGCGCGGCCACTCTTTTGCATCGGCGGCGGGCTTCCACGCGCTTTTCGCATAGGTCACACCCTCGGCCTCCAAGCGCGCGAATGGGTAGCAAAGTATGCGCCCTGACGGCAATGCATACCAAAGGTGTTGGCCGTCAAACATATACGTTACCTTCCCGGCCTTGAACTCATGGCCTCGGTTTCGCATCGCACGGGTGTAGGCTTCTTCTAGGTCTTGCCAGTAGGCCACGGCCCAGGAGTTAGCCCTGCGCCATGCATCGACAATGCGGCGCGCGTCAGATTCGGGTAAGGTTATGCCGTAGTTGCGGCCCATCGCAGCGAAGGCACCCACGCCGCCGGCAAAGCCCAGCGACAAAATGGCCACCTTGCCGATCTGGCGCTCATCGGACTCGGGGCCGATCGTATCTTCGGGGATACGATAAATGCCCGCAGCCTCGCGGATGTAGATGTCGCGCCCTGTCCGAAACACATCGAGCACGCTCTGCGCCTGGGGTTGTGCGCTGGCCCACGGGGTGACGCGCGCTTCGACCGCCGACCAGTCGGCCACGACGAACTTCTTGCCCTTGGTGGGGATCAGTGAGGGCCGGAGCATTCCCCGTAGGACATCAGTAACGCGCTTTCCAAATTTTGGTACAACTGCATGGCCTCGGACCATCGCAGTTCTAACTGCTTCGGGTTCCTTGGCGCATTTGCGAGTGAAATTGTGAACCTGGGCTCCATAGGAACTGGCTCTTCCGGTGGCACTTCCTCCGGCAAATACGAAGGCGCCGCGTACGCGTCCATCCTCTGCATCAGCAAGTTGTGCAAGGCGACTGAACTTCGCAACCGAAGACGCCCAGAGGTCGTCCGCGCATTGAATGACTTCGGCCACGTCGGGCGGGACTTCATCGGCATCCTCCATCGCGAGCAAGTTGGCCCGCACGCTTTTATCGATTGAATACTTGTCGTCTTTGACCATCAGCTTTTTGGCTTGCTCACCGACGCGCGCTAGCACCCATTCGCGCATCTTAGGCGAGCGCACGCTGGTGATCTCGCCGTTGGTGACCTCCGCTACGATCTTTTGAATCTCTTCGGTCTCAGCCTCGGCGTACTTGATCGCCGCCTTGCACAAGTCAACGTCCACCAGCACGCCCCGGTCGTTGATGCGCTCGTTGGTATGGTAGTCGGCAAGTTCTTCGTCTGACAAGTCGCGAAGGCCCTTGCTGACGACGCGCATGGCGCGCACGTCTTGTTCGCAATACTGGATCAGCTCGGGCAGCAGCTCGGTGTTGTACGGCGGCATGCAGCACTGGCGCACCAGATGCGCGCCTCGGTGGTCTTTCTTCATGGACGCGCCAGCAAAGCGGCCCACGTCTTCAAGCGATCCAGGCGCGCAGTTGGCGCGGGCTTGTGTTGCAGTGCAATAGAACTGCTCCAGTTTGAAGTCAATCTGAAGCACATACCAAAAAATGAGCCGCTCGAAGGTGGCGTTGTGAGCCCTGATCTGGCCGGTGTGATTGCGTACAGCTTCAGGAAATGGGCCGTCAACCCACGTCTGCACTTCACCATCGTCAAAGGCGTAGGACATGCACAGCACATCAGTGCTCGCGTCCTGCGCGTAGTTGTAAACGCCTGCGACTTTTAGATCGCAGGCGCTACGGGTTTCAAAATCAACCCAAAGTGTCATCGCTTATGCAGCGCGACGACGACGGGTCGGTGCTTCCTCTTCGACAGCCGTAGGCTCAGCGTCCATGCTGATCCATTCTTTCACCTCGAAGACCGGGGTGTAGATACGACCGTAGCTCTTGTGCTGGTAGTGTTCCTTCTTCAAGGTAACAATCGCCACCGGCTTGTCCTGCTCCTGCTCGACCTGATCGGCCAGAGCAACGGCCAGCGCCTGCACGGCGCGTTTGCCGCCGACAGAAGTGGTCGTGAAGCGCGCTTCGGTGCCTTTGTCGCCACCAGAGATGCACTTGACAGACAAACCGACTTGCACCTCCCAACC